AGGTTGCAAAGTTTCAACTGTCAAGGATTCCTTTACAGTTGGTTTTTCTTTCTTCTTAGGTTCTTTTTTGACAGGTGCTTCTTCCACTGGTTCTTCTTCAAACGCTTCCTTTACTGCTTTGTCCATTGCTTCGTAACTAGTTATATCAATAGTGAGCATTTCAACAATTTCGTTGTTATCTTCAATGATTGCCGGTGCAAGTGCATCATCAAGGGTTTGTACAACGTCCTCAAGTCTAAACTTGAATGCCGTGCTTTGTTTAGTCAGCGTGTCGTGAATACCATTGCTGATACCTGCTTTGATAATTTCATCTGTGTGCTTTAGGCGTGATGCCACTTCATGCAAGAGTTCATAGCTAAACTGCGTGTTTGTGCCATGTATTAAACTGATTTGGATAAAGTCACCAAGTTGTTCATTTGAGAGTTTAGTTAAATCATTCATTGTGTTTTTCCTCTGTTGTTGTAAAATGAGAGTCAATCTTAACTTAACTCTTTGAGAGATGCAAATGGAAAATGAAGAAAAGTATAACGGTGTGTCCGTTGATGATGTGGTGGCGTGGTTTGGTGGTGAGCAGGTAGTGTTAGCAAAGAAGCTGGGCGTAACTAAAGCGGCAGTGTCGTACTGGGTATCCGAAGGAAAGATACCGGCAAATAGAGCGATACAGATAGAGTTATTAACAAAAGGTGCTATTAAGGCAGTGGATTTACCTATAATTAAAAGATAAGTTGAGGTTTGTATGGTGGAGTCTAAAGAGAAAACCTACCGCATTAGTCGCGGTGAAAAGAATAGCGCGGTATGCGAAAACAAGACGGTAACTTGGGACGCGGTGTGTCGCGTACTTGGTAAACACAAAGTAGCACAAAGCAAAGAGCAGTGTGGCTGGTTCTGCGGTGGATCGTTTAAAGAAGGTTATCGCAACACAGAGAACTTAGAGTGTCGATCACTTTTGACTATTGATATTGATGATTGCGAGATGGATCACGATGAGATTGTTTTCGAGCTTGAAATGCTTGGTTTTGCGCTTGTTGCTTACAGCACTTGGCGCAGTAGTGCTGGTGCATATCGCTTTCGCGTTGTACTACCACTCAGCAGAGAGATTACCGGTGATGAATATGTTGCTGTGATGCGCTGGTTTTCGTCGCTTACCGACTTGAAGATTGATGAGAGTGCTTTTAAGCCTGCTCAGTTTATGTATATGCCAAGTGTGAGCGCTGAACTGCGGGATGAGAGTTTCACGCTAGTGCTAGAGGGCAATGAAGTTGATGTGGATTTACCGCTAAGTTTACCGCTAAGTTTACCGGTTGATTCTGTGTCGGAGTTTGATGTTGATGACAGCGTTGATGATGATAACTTCCTTGAGGTGGCTATTGCCCATGAGCCATTAGAACTCAGCGACGAGGAAGTGGACTCTTACCTTGATGTGATGGCAGATGAAGCAGGGGACTACGCTAAGTGGATCACAGTGGGTCAAGCGTTGCATCACCAGTACAGAGGTAATGACTACGGGAAGGCACGGTGGTTCGAGTGGTCAGCTAACTCGGATAAGTTCGATGCTCGGCTCAGTGAATCGAAGTGGCGGTCTTTTACCAGTGACAAGAGAGCGCGTCCATTGACGTTCGCTTCAGTCATTAAGATGGTCAAAGACAGCGGTATTAGTGTGGGCGTTGTTATCCGTGATGAAGCCAAGAAGATGATGGAGAGCGTAGCGGATGGCGTTGGGCGTGAAATCAATTGTGAGGAGGAGTACGACAAACTGCGTCGAAGACTTAGCAAGATACCTGCTCACGTTGTGGCGCTCACTAAACGCCAGCAGATCGCACAGGATATCTTTGATGGATGGGGTAAGAGCGAGGGGATGACTAAAGCTGCGATCTTTCGTGAATTGTGTCCTGCTAAGAAAGGTGTGACGGTCATTGAGTCGCCTAGCTGGGTTCGTGATTGGGTGTTCATCGAGAAGTCGTGCGAATACCACGATTTAAAGTTTAACTATAGTATCAAGCGCGAAGCGTTCAACGCGAAGTTCGATAGGATGGAAGAGTGTATCGCTGCGGAGCGTAGTGCGTCGTCGATGGCGCTTACCGATTGGGAGATGCGTACAGCAATAGACAAAATGTATTTTCCGCTTGCTGAGTCGATGTTCAAGTATGAAGAACTGTGGTATGTCAATTCGTATAAGAAACGCGGTGTTGAGCCATGTGAAGTGCTTGATGAGGACGGTCAGAAGGTCATCGACATGATGCTCAAGCATTTGGAGTTCACGCTTGTTGAGCCGAAAGAGCGGACAATATTGCTGGATTGGATGAGTCACATTGTGCAGAAGATTGGGGACAGGATTAACTGGGCGATTTTATTGCAGGGTACGCAAGGTGGCGGTAAAACATATTTTACTAAGATTTTACAGGGGATACTTGGGAGCAATGCCACGCAGCTTGATCCTAATCAGTTTACGAAAGGGACGTTCAGCGGATGGGCATATGGGTCAGTGCTGAATATCGTTGAAGAAATTAGGATTAGTGGTGATAACCGGTGGTCGATTATTGACAGGATGAAACCATACATTACTAACGACACAATCCAAGTGGAGGAGAAGTTCTGCGATTCGCGTACCGTGCCCAACTTCACGTCGTATTTTCTATTGACCAATTATCAAGACGCTCTGCCGATTACGTCGGGGGATCGTCGCTATTGTGTTTTATATAGTCGCTGTCAATCGGAAGAGCATTTATTTGAGCTTCTTGGCGGTGAGAATGAAACCAATGCTTACTTTGTGAAGTTGTTTAACGAAACAGATAGACGCATGGATGCCATTTGCCACTACTTTATGAATAGGGAGATAAGCGCGGACTTTGTGCCGAAGGGTCGAGCGCCTAAAACTTTGTCGAGAGAGAAAATGATTGGCTATTCTGTGTCGCATGATTCGGAGGAAATTCGAGATTTGATTGAGCATTATCATTGCGGTGTTATCAATGACACAATACTTGATGTCACGTTGCTTACCAAATTAAACCGTGACGAGTTTGAGCCGTCTATTGCTAACAGGTTACCAAAGGCTACGGTGCTTAATAAAATCCTGTTGCAACTTGGTTATGAAAAAATACATGATCGGATTAACGTCCCGACGGCTGACGGTGGGAGGAAGAAACATACGCTATGGCGCAAGAGTTCCGCTAATGAAAATAACGTGTGGCATGAAGTGAAAAAATATTATAAACAGGTTTAAAAATTGAAATAGGTGTCTCATTTTTAAATTCTGCAATTTTCAAGTGTGTCTCATTTTTAAAATTGAAAAAACAAAAGTGAGACAAGTTACTATGTCTCTGAGACAGGTTAATTTTTTAAACCTGTCTCACCCTCTAAGCCTTGAATTATCTACTCTGTACTTATTTTGAGACAGGTTAGACAGGTAATAATATAAATTATATGATATTGGTAAAACAGTTTTGTTTAGGTAAATATTAGTGTTTTTCATTGTTAATAGTAAAATATATATAAATAGAAAAGTAGGTGTCTCATTTGTCCTCTGTCTCAAATTGATTTTGTGGCAGATACAAAAAAGCCGGCTATTAAACCGGCTATATTTATTATTCGGATAAAGTTAACTCTTTTTGAATAGCCTTATTAACGCACGTTTCTAAATCATCTATTACGTCACAATAAATTGTAATTAAGTTTTGAATTCGATCCCTAAGTTCTAGCTGTTCTTTTGTAGCATATTGCCATTTATCAGAACCTGTTTCATAAACTCCGCAAGATTTAGCAATTGCATTTGCTACGCGAATAAAATTGATAGGTGATTCGAATTGAGTAGGGTATTTAACCTGTAGTGCTGAATTCATTGCTTTAAATGAATTTCCACTATTATCTCTAAGCTGTGTTAACCCGTCCATTACCCACGTCAATACTTTTACCTTTAATTCTGGACTTAGCCACATTGCCAAATCAATAAATACCAAAGGATGCACCCACGTTTCCCCATTTCGCCCTCTTTTAACATTTTTGACTTGTGTATCCTGCAAATTAAACTCCCATTTTATTTGCGTAATTAAGTCTTTAGTTTCTTGTGTTTCAAAATAAGCAGATAACACTTTATTAGATAAACCGTTTTTATATCTAAGTTTATTACCAACGGCTACAATGTCATTTGCTGAAAACATTTCGCAATGTGTTTTTTGTTGTATAAACTCACCGAAAAATTCACGTTTCATTATCACTTCTTTTTTCATAATTAACCCTTTTAAATTGAATATATAGAGATTACATTTTACATTTTATAATATATAAAATCAAGGGTCTATATATAGTATTCTAAATCTATATTTAATTAGCATAGAATTTATGTTGTTTTCTATAATAGAAAACGCTATCATAGAAAACAACATAAATTCTATGTACAAAAAAGCCGGTGATTAAACCGGCTATATTTTTATGCTTCGGGTTCTATTCCGTGTTTTCTCGGATCATATTGCCTGTGTCCAGCTCTCCCAC